ATGGTAGTTACACTAGGTAACTTATTGCCATCTGGGGTGGCATAAAATCTCTTGCCGTCTATTGTGACCCTGGGGATGGGTTGATAATCAAATTTTGGGTTGTACATTGTTTTGATTGGTTATCCAGGTGTGTAATGTTTGTGCAATTAGTTCATGGCCTAATTCATTTGGGTGGCCACACTCACGCAAGTATTGATTTGGTGCTTTCTTCATTAAGTATATTGGGAGTTCATACCTAAATAGTTGTAAACAAGATTTGTGATATATTTTATCAGTATCAATTCCAGGTAAATTTAAATCAAGATCACTCCATCCAACAATGTAGTAATCTTGTATTTTGTATTGTCGACATATGGCTTGCATGCTCAACACATTTTTATGTAAATTAAAGTTAAGCGTAGAAATTGACGTAAAATGCTTTATATAATTTTTAGAAATTTCATCAGTTTGGTTGACTCCTAAGTCAACAACCTTAACACTAGCAAGGTCTTCAACACCAAAAATACTTTTAGTTTCATCTATGGGTTGACGTAAATTATCTAATAGTATGCATTCTCTTGAAGGAGTGGTAATTAAAAAAACTGCTATTGAATTTTCTACAGGTATATCTGTACGTTTAACATAGTCAAGCAGTTGTAACACTGATCTGCTGTTGCTGGACCCTTGTATACCTAAATTAGTATTCTAATACACCAAGCCCCACAGTCCAACTGCATCCAAAAACCGCCAGAGCTGTCACACTCTAAAACTTTCTCCACAGCCGCATCGGTCTCGCTCGTTAGGATTGCGAAACTCAAATCCTTCATTAAGACCCTGGCGTAGATAGTCTACAGTGACACCTCTGAGATACACTTCATTTTTCTTATCAACCAGTACCACAAAGTCTGCTTGGGCATAGTTAATATCAAATTCTGAAGGTTTGTATTCTTGTACGTATTCTAACACATAGGCCAGGCCTGAGCAACCAGTGGTCTTTACTCCAAGACGTATGCCAGCATAGCCTTTGGATTGCAATAATTTTTGTATTTTGTTTCTGGCAGTGTCAGTGATTGAGATCATGCCGTTTGCGATAGTCCTCTACAGCGGCTTTGATGGCGTCTTCAGCAAGGATTGAACAATGGATTTTGACTGGTGGCAACGAGAGTTCCGTAGCAATCTCTGAATTTTTAAGAGCTGCCGCTTGGTCAAGCGTCCGGCCTTTAACCCACTCGGTAACAAGAGAACTGGAGGCAATCGCACTGCCGCATCCGTATGTTTTGAATCTTGCGTCCGTGATGATACCATCTTGCACCTTGATTTGAAGTTTCATGACGTCGCCGCAGGCAGGCGCACCAACCATACCAGTACCAATATCAGTATCACTCTTATCAAAAGAGCCGACGTTCCTGGGATTTTCATAGTGATCAACCACTTTTTCTGAGTAAGCCATGTTAGATCCTTACCAGCACTTCTTGATAGTACCCGTTGATCAACACCATTTGTTTGCGATATGCAATGCCGTCAATGTACACAATGTCGGGCTGTGGCATAACCACCACAGGCGGTTGTTGCACAACTACAGGCGGTCGCGTCATTGCATACACCACTGCACCACCAATTATAGCAGGTGCTACCCAGCGCCAGTCATTACCGTGATGGTGATGGTGATGGTGATGATGTTGTTGGGGAGAACCAGTAGCATATCCATAAGGATTGCGGTGTTGCGCAAAAGCAACAGAACTGGTCAAAATAAGCAGGGTAGCGATAAGTCGTTTCATAGCAAACTCCTTTAAGTCAGTAGTATACTACATTTAACGTTTTTGGTCAACCTTTAGTTGACTCAATCAGACGCCGCGGTCCCGTTTTGCTGCCGATTTGGCAGCTGAAGCCACAATGTCCTGAGCTTTGTTTACAGGCATAGCCTTGTCAATTGGGTCTCCACCTTTATAAACAATAGGATCATCTGTGTCAGGTGCCAGCGGTTCTAGCACATTGCTCAGTGGTGGTTGATTGGTTAGTCCAGGCAACATTTGTTTGGTAACTGTGATGCCCAGGCTCTGGGCCAAATTTAAAAACGCATCTTGACTGATTTCTTTGCGGGCCGATTCATCTTCTGCGCGGCCAGATAGAAAATCTACCAGACCCAATAATTTGTCAGGGCTGGGAGTACCTGCGGTATTATCAGCAACTTCGCGTATTAACATTATCTACGTGATCGGCCTAGAGAGCCAGCCTGGGCAGCGGCTGCATCTAGTTCGTCAGCACCTGCTTCTGCACCAGCTTCGGCACCAGCTTCTGCACCAGCTTCTGCACCAGCTTCTACGTCAGCACCTTCAGGTGGCACTGGAGCAGCAGAAGCAGCACCCATACTGGCCATGCCAGCATCAGGTGGAGGTGTTTGACCAGTCACTACGCCAAGTGCGGCGTCTAGTTGTTGTTTGGTGCCTTGTAGATTTTGCATCAATCCTGACAGTGCGGCCGATGCATCGGTATTGAATTGTGTGGCTTGATCAATACCTACTTGGTTCTTGATAGAGTCAACCAAGGCAGGCAGTTCTTTGAATTGCAGTTCAGACACATCTTCTAACATGCCTTGCATTTTGTCAACCATGTCTTGAGCAGCCAACACCACTTGAGCTTGTTGCACTTCGCTTTCTCTCAACATGCGGTATGCGCGGCGCAAACGATTTTCAGCCACAGCGGCTGCATTAGCGTTGACCAACTGTTGTTCGTCAGAACTAAGTGTTTGGCCTTTTTTGAGCTTGTCTTGGGCCATTTTGAGCTTGGGGTCAACTGGCTTGGCGGTACCGGCTGCTGGTTGTCCTGGTTTGGGAGGAACTGCACCTGGCTGTCCTGGAGCAGCCAATGCCGGTGACTGAGGCATCATCTCTGCCAGGCGAGTGGACAAAGCCTGTTCCATCATCATTAGTTTGAGATAGGTAGGATTGCGCTCACTGTAATGGCGTGCACTGGTGCCTTGATGTTCACGGATCAGTTGCTGTACCTTGACCAGCATTGCTGATGTTTGTTTGCGGTTAAGCGATTCCACAGTTATACGCTTGCCAAAATAGCTCTCGAAAACACGAGATATTTGTTTGGTAGGGTTAGGCGCGGCCAGTTCTTGCAATTTCATTTGAGAATCCTCTAAGTTGTAAATATTTAGCCGAATTTATACATTTTTCAAGTTCAGCCGAAATACTCTTGTAGTATATGATCTTGGGTTCAATCTTGGTTCTAACAGTTTCGCGAAACAGGGGATTGCGACTGCGACTGGCAACACTGCGTCTGCATTCAATGTCTGCTGCCACCAAGTTCTTTTGCGCATCCAGTTTTTTGATGTTAAAAGCCAAGTTGAGTTGATGATTTTTGTCAGCCACGCACCAACTGATAGCACTGCGTTTGCTGTGGAAAGTTCCAGCCAAGCTGGTGTATTTGTACACTGCATAGCTATGGTCAGCTTGGGTCAAGTGGTAACAACCAAACACCACCCAACCTCCATGTTCGTCATCAACTATGAGATTGTGGATTGATTCTATTATTTGCTTTTCAGCCCAGCGTTCTAGTTTTTGTTCTCGGGTCATTTCAGTACGTAGTGTGTGACCAGCCAGCCAACTATGCCAGCTAAAAATGTTATGATTCCCAGGCCCCAGGAAATCAGTTGATTATTGCGTTTTTCAGCCATGTCATGCACAATTTCATGCACTTCTTTGACCACTATTTTTACATCGTCAATGTCTTTTTGCACTGTGCTGATTTGCAGTTCCAGTGCTTTGTATCGCTCAGCACATAACTCAACGTGTGCTTCAAGGCTTTTCTTTTCGATGTCTGTAGTATCTGGCATGATCAATTATTTATGGCACGGAACCAAATATTTTGATCAGCTCCTTGTGTGCACAACATGGGCAAAATATCAGTTTGTTCGTTTAAATTAGTTACCATGGGCACGCCTGCACAGTCTCTATACAAGGCTGCATGCGGATCACTGTGCCCGTCAACATGAAACGCATCTTCATTGGCAACTTCAAAAGTAAACTGCCAGCGACCATCTACACACTGTGGAGCCGACAGTTCTTCAGGTTGTGTGCGCAACCCAATTACCTGCAACAGGGTTTCTAAATTTCGCTGTTGATTTCTACTGCGATTCCAGTCATTTTGATTTTGAATCAACTGTCCGTGCCGATCATTAAAGGGAATTTGTGACACCCTGAAATTACCAGTTACACCAGTGGCTGAACAATCAAACAGGGTTTCACACATTACTTTCATCGTGTGATATTTAACGACAAAGAAAAACCCTGGATTTTTTACATCCAGGGTTGTTTAGAACAAGTCTAAAATTAAGCAGACAACTTGAAGCCGTTAGCTGTTGCGCTGTCCAACTGATAACCAGTGAAGGTAATGTTGGCAGCTGCCAAAGCTGTAGCAGCGTTAGCAAATGCGCCAGTTGGGTAGTATGCAATTGACAAAGCAGTTGTGTCAACTTGGTACATAGCCACTGTGCAAGTTTGTTGCAGAGCTTGAATAACGTTAGCAACGTATTCTTGAACGCCAGACTGAGTAGCCATGCTGTTGTTAGCAACAAAGCGAACGAAGTCAAGCTTGGGACCAGCTGGTTGAACTGTAGCAGTAGCGCCAGTGGTGCTGGTAGAAGCAGCGATAGGACCGTTTTGTACGTCTAGTGCAAATACTGGTTGTGCATCACCGTGAGCACGATTTCTAGCGGTGAAATCAAAGCGATTCACAGCTTTGCCGTAGCCTGCTGGGGTAGCCATGACCCATCCTTCGTGTCCTGGGTCCTTGAGATCCAAGCTGCTCAAAATGTCCAACTTGAGATTGTGCAACATGATAAAAATTGTAAATGCCGCTGCCAAAGCTTGTTGGTTGGTACTGGGGTTTTTGAGGTATTCCACAATGTTAGCAAACTTTTTGGGTGTCACTGTCTGTTGCAAATACTGCCCAAAGCCACCTACCAAGTTAGAAAAATCGCCAGTGTAGCCTGCATACTGAGGGTTGATGCGTTTGTTGATGTAGTCCACACACAGCTTGGCCAAGTCAGTGATCTGTGCTGCTCGCAGTTCAGCAGGGTTGAACAGTATGTCAATGGCAGCACCATGTGTGCTCAACATCTGTTTTATTTCTTTTGTTTTGTCATTGTTGAGCTCAAGGCTTTTGCCATAAATGGGTGTGATCAGCAACAGTCCAGGGACTTCGTTAAAACTCACGCGGCTCAAGGGTTGCTTGGCTTCGCCTTGGTCAGCATACATGGTGTGCATGGCAATGCCAATTTGACTGTTGCCAATTTTTTGGCCTAGGGCTGATTTGGCTGGAATACGATACTGCACAGTGTTGGGCTTGAACACATAGTTACCGGCCTCCACAGCTGGAGTTTCCATGTACAACAAGTCACCTTTGACATAACCACGAAAGTTTTCTGGTGTGGCTGCTTCCAACACTGGCCATAATGTAGCATAGAGCTGTATGAGTTCGCCTCGCTCGCCGGATCTACGATTTTGAATGTCAGCCATCATTTCAGGGCTAGTGGCAAGACCATCGTATCCCTTGGCTTCAAAGCCGGATCCATCTGTCAACACAAACTCACCAGTGGCAGGTTTGCGTCCAAATATCACCGCTGGTTTGCCGTCCCACTTTACGCTGGTGGTCTTTTGTGGTGCTTCGGCTGCTTGGCTTACAATTTCTAGAGCTTGCTCTCCGCCTCTGCGACCATTGCGAAATATTAAATCTTCAATGTGTTCAATGCCCTTGGCTCTGCCGCCGACGCCGGCTGCTTCGGCTTCGTACAGCCTGTAGGGATTGGTAGTCTCTTGCTCGATCAACGGTGTCATGCCTTGGTTTACAATTCTGTCTCGTAGCTTGGCCAAGAAGTGCACATCTGAGTGTTCCTTGACTGCCATATTGGGTTCTTGCAAACCTTCGCGCTGTAGATACTCTCTAAAGTCTGCCAGTTTGGCATCACGATCAGGATCATTAGCCAAAGCTGCATATATGTTTTCTACGTTTTTGAGATTTTCTTTGGTGGCGCCTTGCCCCAGCAAGTATTCGGCCACTTGATTGGGATCCATGCTGACCAACTGATTGTTGGCTCTGCTGAACATACCATTGGCACCTACTTTGAGTCCCAGTTGCTTGGCAATAGAACTCATCAACACATTACGGTTCATGCCCTTGTAAGCAGAATTGGCGCCACCAGCATAGAAAAATGTTCCCCAATCAAGGTTAGGAAAAAACATAAAATCAGTCTGCACAAATCCTTGCGAAGGATCGCCGTTGATTGGGGTGCGCAGGTGTACTTCGCCTTTGGAAGCAACATACTGTCTTGGATCAAGCTTGTTGCGTTGGGCCCACTGTGTAAGCAATGTGGTCAACTGTTGTTTGCTGACTTGGTTGCTGTCCACAGCCAAATCAAGGTCTCCCGATGATGCTTTTTTACCAGTGCTGCCTAACCAACGCACAGATTGGCCTTGATCATCTACGTCTGAGCTGAAGTCAATACCAGTCAAGGCTTCGACCCACTGTATGGTGCCAGGTACGTCGGCTTGATTAATTCTTTGTGTGAGTGGTTGTCCTTGAGCGTCTTTGAAAACGTTGCCACCTTCCAGTAAAGTTTTCAAAGTTTTCATACGCCAAGTTTCTCCAAGGCTGCTTTCATGGCTTTCATTTGTTCCAGTTGATCTGGGTCACTAACCCTGGCTGTCTGCTTGCCAATCAGTACTTCTCCACGAGGCCCTAGTGTCACTGGTGGTTGAACCCCCGGGGTTGCCGCTGGGCCCTGAGACATAAATTCTTCTGCAATCTGAGCGTTCATGATAGTCCTGGCCATTTCTAACCAAGCCTGCTTCATTTGCTCAGGTGTTGAATTGGGATCAATACTGGCTTTGATAACTGCATCTTTGGCATCTGACATCCACTGTTTATGCTTTGCCCCTTCCTCGCCCTGCCAAGAATTTATGTTCTTGATGTTGAATCCCAGCAATGAACTCACATTGGCATCCAAGTCTTGTTCAACTTCTGGTGCTTTTAACTGTGAAGCATTGAGTGCTGGTGGCCTTGAGGCTGCCATTGCAGCTTTGAGTGTTTCCAACCAAGAAGCTTCGGCCTTGGTGGCCAACAATGCAACCTGTGGACTGTTAACATCAAATGCTGCATTGGCACGTTGCCCAGGGGCAACTGTACCACCGCCAGGAGTATTGGGGTTTGCGCCAGGCAGCAGTTTCTGAGTAATTGCCCCCATAAATCCTTTGCCCACTATGCCGGCTTTGGCTCCCACACTGCCCGGGGCTGCTTCGGTCACTGTTTTTTTACTGGTAATTTCATAAATCTGCATGAGTTCTCCTGACTGATCTAGCAAACTTACTGGTGTCACGTTGGCGGATTGCATTGAGTAATTTTCTTTGCAAATTTTCAGACTGTTCAGGTGTGTACTCTGCGTCAATTTGTTCCATTAACCGTATAGCGTTTTCGATCAAGGTCTTGGCTCGGTTTTCTATCAAAAGACGGCGATCACGCTCTACATAGAGTGATTCCAATTCTTCCAAAATACTGCGTGTTTTTTTCTGCATCGCTTGGGGGCCTTTGTATTATTTAGCGGATTTGGGTTAGCAATAAATATTGATAGTACGCAAGGATATTTTATGACCAGCCAGATTAACCCCAATAACATTGACGGCAACTACCCAGTTGCCGGTGTGCCCAACAACACCCAAGGTTTCAGAGACAATTTCACCAACACATCAACAAATTTTCAATATGCGTCTGATGAAATCACTGAACTGCAAAGCAAAGGAGTGTTCAAAGCCGCACTCACAGGCACCACGCTTGACAACAACATGAATGATGGGTTAATCTACTCTGTAAAATTAGAAGACGTTAGTTGGACTTATGTGCAAAACACTGCGACATCTGGTTCAATTACACTGGATTACAGTGCTGGTCAATACCAGTATGTCAGCACCAGCGGTTCAATCAGCCTTGGATTTTCTAACTGGCCTATTTCTGGCACAGCAGGAATGCTACAGGTAGCTGTCAATGTTACCAACACAGCGCACACTTTGACATTGCCTGCGGCTGTTACCTTGGGAACAACTGGTATCCAGGGTTATTCTGGCGGAGTCATTACGTTTGCCGCAGTAGGCACATATCAATTTGCATTTACTACCTCAGATAGCGGAACAATCATTACTGTCTATGATCTAAATCGTCCATTAAACTACTTTACTAATGAAATTACATCAGCATCATCTATCAAATCCATTAGCCCCACTGCTGGTATAGGATATGGCACTGGTGCTGGCGGCACAGTAACTCAGGCCACAAACAAAAGCACTGGCGTTACACTGAACAAAGTATCTGGTCAGATTACCATGAACAATGCTTCACTGGCAGCGGCCGCAGAGGTTAGCTTTACTTTTACCAACAGTACTATTGCTGCCACTGATGTAGTCGTTACTGCCATCAGTTCAGGTGCCACAGCCGGTGCATACAACACTCACGTTGATGCAATTGCTGCGGGCAGTTGTAGAATTAGCATCACTAACTTTTCAGCTGGTCCCTTGTCTGAAGCCATTGTGATTAACTTTGTTGTTATCAAAGGCGTTAGTGCTTAATTACTTTTGATCTGTCCCAGCAGTTGTTTTAGTTTTGAGCTTTGAACATCTGCTGTTACTTTAGGCCCCTGCTCCCATGCAGGGGTTCCTGTTGCACGTTCCCATTTTGGTGGTGAGTTTTCTTCTGGGATCCATAATGGAACTTTGTGGTCGGTTGTACCCTGTTCCCTCGTCCCCGCCTTCATCAGTAATGCGCATAGTTTCAATGTTGTACTCCAAATCGATTTTTTGACCAACGCCGGTCGAGCTTCGTGACTTCATGCATTGAATTTGGTACTTGCCACGTTCCTTCATTGCTCGGCTTGTGAAAATGCCAAACACGTTATCTGCTGTGTTGATCTTGGAAATACCACCCGAGATGTGTGAATGATCAAATTCAATTTCTTCCACAGCGGATCTGTTTAACTGACTTGCAGTTACCATTAGGATTCCTAGCTCTTTGGCCAAGTTGCGTAGTTCTTCACTCACATACTTGTCTTTCACAAACAAGTCATTGGGTGACACCTTGGCACTAACAGGCATCAGCAAGTCCAAGTAGTCAATCATCACAAAGTCAACTCGCTTGCCTGTTTGAATTTGATACTCTTTCAAATAAGCACGGATGTCATTGATGTTTGATTGTGCAGGCAAACCTTTCACTTGATAGTTGCCGGACTTCTTGGACACCAGCTTGACCTTGAGCTCTGTAGTGTCTATGTCCTTGCGGATATCTTTTGTTGACATATTGGTCAACATAGCATCAGTACGCAATGATGTAAGTTCTTCACTCAGTTCTAGTGTGATATACACGCCACTGAGCCCTTGCTGTAGCCAGTTTAGTGCAATGTTCATCATTACCAAGCTCTTGCCCGAGCCTGATCCACCCGCAAAGATGTTAAGTTCACCACGACTGAAACCGCCATACAGCAATCTGTCCAACTGTGGCCAGCCTGTGCTTACTTGTCCGCCTGAGTTGAAGTATTTTTCAATGCGACTCTTAGGATCAGCAAAGTAGTCTGTGCCCATGTCCTTAGTGAGTGATATCTGTACTGCATCTTTGATGAGTTTTTCAACTGGATCATATTCGCCTTTTTCCAACAAGTCTGCGGCTTTCAAAATAGCACGTTCTAGTTCTTGACGTCGAGTAAATGCTTCAAACTCGCCCATGAACCAGTCAAAGTGTCCTTCGTTTAAGTCTGGCACAGCCTGTAGTTTGATACCAGTTGTGGCTGAAATCTGTGTGCGATCAGGCAGAGTCTTGTGTTTGTCTGAATGTTCTTTGATGAACTCAGCCGCAGGTCTCAAACTTTTGTCAAAGTTCTGCGGGTTGTAGATGTTCTGAACACGCACATAGCTCTGTGCATCTTCCAACATCATTTCTAAAAATAGACGTTGTACGTCAAGCCCGTATTCTTTTAACAAAGTTTGTCCTTTATGCTTGTTTCAAAAAAATGTCGATTGCCGGCAGGTCCGTGATGCCCGTGCCATCCAAAATTGTCATAGTCTGCTGGCTGGTTAATGTTTAAATTAACGTCATACATAGAGCCATCAAATAATTTACACCTGTTATGAGCTACACAATAATCTAGTATGTATTGACTTGGTCCCCAGTGATTGTTTGGATTTAAATTTTTACTGAGATTTACAACAATGTAGTTAGCGTTACAGGAATCCAACCACTGAGTTATTAAAAATATCTGTCGCAAAACTTGGGTTTCAATCCAACTACGATCACTGATCAACACTGACAATCGATCAAGTTCTTTGTACTGTAAATTTACCAATCCATGATGGCTTGCGACATTACTGGGCTGTGCCTGCCACGTTTTTGTATCAAATACGGAACTTACTAGTGCCGTGTCTTTGTAATCGTCGAATACAGTGATCCTTTCCAAGGGCGGCAGGCCAATGACAAAAAAGTCTTGATCAAAGTTGTATCTTTGTTGTTCACCTATTAACATTTGACACACACTATCAAAACTTATTTTAGGTCTGCTACAATTAATCACAGTATCAACACCCAGCGTAGAAGCAGTTAACCCCCAAAAACTTTCTTGTGGGGAAACGCAAACATCTGGTGTACTGTAACTGTCGCCAAACACCCAAAGTCTATTGTATTTTTTTGACAAGTTGACGTTTCCTTATCTCTATTTTGATTCGGCTGGTTTCTCTCGCGGCCATAATAGTTAGCAAGGCTCCTAGTCGACCTAGTTTTATCACAGCGTCGTTGACATCTTTGCAACCTTCGGGCCAATCAGGTATGCTCACTGCCCACCCCAGTTCCACAGCACGGTCAATCAGTTCTATACCTGCGACATCTTGGTCTGGCACCACTGTAACCTCACGTCCAAGACTGCGAATCAATCTTGCTTGTGCATCACTGATGGTATTGTGCATCACAGCAAGCCCGCCAATTGACAGTGCATCAAAGATACCTTCCATCACAAGCACATGTTGCCAATCTGCATGTTGCAAGTCAGTGCCAAACACATAGCCCGGCTGTGAGTGATTGATGTACTTGGGCTGTTTGTCATCCATGAATCTAGCAGTCCAACCAATCACCTTGTTGTCATATGTGAACGGAACTAGTACAAACGGTCTTACCCAATGAATACCATCAGTCTTGATTGCAGTCATTATGGGAAAGTCTTCTGGCACTCCACGCCGACGAATGTAATCCCAATATGCCGGAAACTCTGGAGTAACTACTTCGCAAAACGGAGGAAAATCATCTGCTTCTTCAAACTCAATACTACTTAATACGTTGAATGTGTGTTGACGATCTTCCAGTATGCCGTGTATGCTACGATGGCGCAGACTTTCAAGATTGAGCATTTCAATTTCATTGTCTGGCACGCCCATCCATGACAATAATCTTTTGGCTTTGAAACTAACTGTGCGTCCCAGAACAAAACTAGCGGTGTAACTACAGTTGAAGCAGTGATAACTCCAGCCCTGTTCAGTTGCCTTGATACCGCCACGTCCACGTTTGTCTGCACTGTTGCCGTTGTGAGTGCAACACACTGCATTGAAACTCAACCAGCCCTGTGGGCTGGGCTTTCTTTTAGCAGGTAGGTAAGCAAGGATATCAAGCATCTATTGATTGTAGCATAAATGCCAGCAACAATCAACGATATTGGAGATTAGTAATGTAGCCGGTGGTGATCATGATTGTGGCTTGCTGTGTGCCTTGATATTGAATTGGCAAATATCCCGAACCACCATTAGTCAACACAATGGTTGACACTTGGCCATCAGCACCAATGGTGGCCACTGCTTCGGCACCACTGCCGTTGCCCAGTATTTGAATCTTGGGCGCAGCCGCATAGCCCTGACCTGGATTGGTCAAACTGATCCCAGTTACCACTCCTTCGGGCGAAACTTGTGCAGTGGCCTGTGCGCCAAATCCCTGGCTGTTGTTAAAGGCTGCACGTAGCAAGGGATGATATCCCACTATATTAAAATATTGAGTGCTGGTTTCGTCAAAGAAATCATAGGAAGATGATGCGTTGTACCAAACAGATTGATAGTTTTGTGCAGCTTCAAATTTGATTGTTCCGGTGTAGTGATCTAGATCCATTTTCACCGTGGTCAGTGCTGTGCCATTGGTTTCAATAAAACTGCTGTAAAATTCTGTAAGCTGTGTGGTGTTGACTGGCGGCGGCTGCAATGCCCAGTCAGGCCAGTTGGTTGGTCCTGGTGTCAGTTGCTGTGCTTTGCCATAAATTGTGGGTATGGTCAGTTCTGCACTGGGTACAAAAGTAGGAAACACGCTGTCAGCAATGTCACAGTTGGCTCGGGCCTGTGAGTTTGCGTTGACATACACTGCCTGCACGTAATCACCCGAAGTACGCTGTATGCTGTAGCTGGCAGGCTGTGCCACAAAATTAATAGTATCTTGTGTGTCTAAAACCACTTTGACACGCCCCAAGGGTGCACTCAATGTAGTCATTTCTTTTTCTAGCAACAGTCGGTCGCCAGTTTGATTCAACAAACGAAACACAAATGTTGATCCTGTGATGTTTACAGGTTTTTCTTCTTGATTGATAAATTCAAACAATAGGACGTTGTCCACGCCCTTGTTTATGGTTAAAGTTTTTGCGTACACTGGATCATACCTCGCTGTGAAATACCCACCGCTGGTGTCTATCAAAAGTACCCGGGTTATTTGTTGATATAAGTACGCAGTGGTTGAATACATAGGAGCCTCAACAAGTATTTATGGGCAATACAATCTTCGATAAGCTGGCGGAAAAATATCCCTTTATCACCCTCTGCGTGTACGCCAACGCAGAGTATGTGGGAATAGTGCAAAATCGCGACGAAACAATTACAACTATCTACGATTTTGGTGCCATCATTAATCAAGATGACAAACTGGAATTTTTAGAACTGGCTGGTACTTGGTGGTGGGAAAGCAATCGTAGCATACCCATCAACATTTTCTTGCGAGCAGATTGGGACAAATTCCGTTGGACTTTGCGCACATTCAGCAACAAAGATCTTGAAATCTTACATGGCCCAATTTGCAGTTTACAGGACATAGCCCGCAAAAAAGGCAAACGCAAATCAATTACCCTGGTTAGACGTATGGATTAAGTTCATGTGCAGAGCTACCAAGGCTGCATAACTTACTGCATGTGACTTTTTAAAAGTATAGCCCCTACTGTCATCACCATCCCATACTGACGCAAACACTTCGGCCCAAGAGCGATTTTGCAAGTGTGCTTTGCCCGGACGTATGATACTGATAAACGCAGCCATTCTAGGTATTGAATCAGGCTTCATGGTGCGTAGCAAATCAGTGTAGTTTCCAATGTGCACCAGTCGAGAAGCCCAAGCTTGATCTTGCCACAGTCTTGACCATGGCGGGGTAGCGTCAAGCATCTGCCGATAATGCGCAGGATCACGGACCAATTTGTACACTGTCATGTTCAACAGATCTATTTTAAAATATCCACGTTGTTCTGCTGATTCGTAATCTATGGCTGCACAGCCATTAGCAATGTCTTGTGGAATGTCTGTGACATAGATGCCCGAATTGTGTCGGCGCACCTGCCCTTGGTGCACTTGCCTGGCTGGTATGTGTTGGATCAGTTTCAACACAGCCGATCTGTCCGGCACATCAATGTCAATGTCTGCGCTCATTTTGAATCAGTTTCACAAAGTGCAGTTACAACTTGCAGTTTCTCCTTGGCCAGCTGCACTGCCGCTAGAGCATCTGCTACTGTGGGGTGTTGTGCTGCCAAGCCCAATCTAACAGGGTTTCGGCGTCTGATGAGAGTGAAATCATAGGATGTGCTGAGTGAATTGGCTGCCACGAATTGCCATCGTTTACTTCCAAACAGTTCATGCTGGCGCTCCATCGTACCATGCCTGCACCGCTGGCACCCGGACTGATGTATGGATTGGTGTTCATGCCACCAGACACTTGAATGTATTTGCTGCCGCTAATATTTCTAATCATAATGCAATTATAGCCACAAGGCCAATGTAAGTCAACTGATGTGCCATCTGATCTAGACCCAAGTGTGCCCAGAAGCTGGGATTCTGAAGGTCTCTATTGCCCCAGTTCATCTTGGCCCAGTCAATGTGATAATGTAGCACAGCATCTATCACACCCATCATTATGCTGGCGGCCCAGTATACAGGGCCTAACACACACCCAACACATAGGGCTGTGCCAATGCCCTGTTTGAGACTGTGCCGCATGCCCAGCCAGTGTCCGTATTGGCCTTTGTGATTGACTTCTGCCATGCTCTGATCCACAAAGTCAATGTACCAGTGTTTGATCTGCAAGAGTATGAGTGTTAAAAATATCACTGCTTCCATGTTACCAACCTGCCTTGTTCAATATGTCTTTTGCGTATTCTTGATCCGCTGGGTAGTTGTGAAACTTCTTTTGCCATACATCTGAGTCAATGTAAGGCCATACCATGCTGATCTGATCAGGAGAGAGTTCACCCAAGAACTGTTGTCCTGACTCTGCATTATAAATGATCCAGGGACTTATACGCCCAGACGTTATTGCATAACACATTGCATTGGCATTTCCGTACCGCAAACAGTCTTGTGGTTGTGCTTGGTGATTTTCAGCCCAATCTAATCCAAACTCAATTGCTCGGGCCAATGCGTCATCCACTGCTTCTACTGGCAAGTACCAGGTCAAGTATTCAGTGTAGATTGCATCACTGCACCAATGATCAATTTTTTTGTTTTGCTTCAATAACCAATCCATGAATCTTGCCGGAGCAATAACCTTTGTGTTTACACAATAGCGACCAAACTTTACAAATGCATTGTAATAACTTGAATCGCAAAAGTCATCATAAGTTTTCAGTTTTGCTGATCCTTGGTGCACTTCATAAAAACGTATAAATCCCTGGAATCCAAGTCTTACACCTGCTTCATCTTTTTGAGTGCGTCGTCGTTTGGGTTCACACATGTGAACCGCAATACTAGTTTCTTTAACAAACTCTTTTTTACAATAATCGCACACAAAACTCATGCTAGTAGTTTACGCTCTTGAATGTAGTTTGTCAAATATTCGTTTAGTTTTTGATGATGTCCAACAGCTGGATGTGTCATGTCTGGTGGCACGTATGGTGCTTTGGGGCCATAATCTTTTGGCAGTACTTCTTGATCAGCTTGCCAAGCGGTGGCACGCCAGGCAAACCCGCCCACAATTTCAGGCTGATCAAATAATGCTAATCTAGGGTCATTTAACAAATCTGTGTATAAATTATCGGCTTGTTGAAACATCAACACTCGATGTCCTCTAATTTTCAAACTGTCAATTGTGCTGAGCATACGGTACATGAGATCTTCGGCACGATCCAAAATGCTGTAAACTTCAGTCTTGAGTTTGGTATCTACAAACTGCTCGGACTCTTTTTGGTTCCAACCTGTTTGCCATCTGTGGGCAAACTCTTGATTTTGTGGATTTACCCATCGTCCTTCAAAATCATTTTCTGGTTCGCAGATGGGTATTTCTAATCTGCTGAGAAATGTCATGCCCAACACATACAAGGTTGGTGGTGCTGTGTAACTGTGCTTAAGAGTGGTGCGCAGTATTCTACTGTTAGCACTGCCACTGACAGCAATGCTAGCAGCTTGTGCAATTCCTAGCCGCTGTGCTAGATCTTGATGACCGTTACCCAATGCATAAGAATGCATATAGCTGCATCCGTTTACAACCAACTGTTGTATCATTTATTCTTCGCCAAGATCTCGTTGATACTGTTTGATTTCTTTGTCTGACACAATCTGCATCATGACATCTATCTCGTCATCTTTGTAAGTAGGGTATATGGCTTGTAATGCTTTGCGGCGTGCACTAGCGCCAGGCTCTTTTTTCTTGGGCGCAATCCAAGGATGTCTTGGCGTACCCATATCAGGACTCACTGTTGTGGCCATGAGCCATTGTAGCTTGGGATGTTTGCTTACATCAAAAAAGTGTTTGTTCAATCTCTCATTGGTGGCAATCACATAAAACTCTTGAAGTTCTCTTGAGCCTTCCACTGCCGAACCCCAGCGTATCATGAGATAGTTGGAAAACTTTTTCCGCTCTTCTGCGGTGAGATCGTCGTAGAATGATCTAACCTTGCGGTCAAACATCTTCATCTCATTGGCAATGGTCAGTTTATCGCTCATCAGTCTTGGTCAATTTATAGATCATTATAGCACGTTCTAGTGCGTCTTGTAAAGTGGGATTGTTACGAGCCTCACGCCGAATTTCGCCCCACATCTTGTCTTCCATTAGATGATCAAGCAAGGGTCGGCCGTCTGAGGTTTGTTTATCGTAGGATATTTGATGTCCAGTCACAGGATCGTATCCATATCCAACCAGCACACGGTCAGCAGGATTAGCACCAACCTCACGAGCATACACTTCATTACCGTTGCGTTCGTAAATGTAAGTAGCACCCGGTTTAAGGGTTCCCATATTGGTAGCCGTATTGTAGGTGTGCCCAACGCAGAAAACGCTCTAGGCCTTCACGATCGTCAGGATAACTTTCCAGATACACTCTGGCCAGTCTATTGATGATTTCAAATAGTTCAGGTTCAGTGTAGGGCATTTACCAGGCCTTGTTATAGTCCACAATCTCGCAGTTGCGACTGACGTCTTTAACAAAGTACACACAGTCAGGTTCTTCATCATCGTTTAGCGGCACAGCCAACATCTGACCATTTTTAAGTTTGGGTGCATACCATGACACTTCGTGGTACACATCTAGTATTTCAATATCAGGAAAGCTGGGCCTAAAACTGGTCAGCGGATTGAATTGGAACACTTTAAATCCACGGTCATTAATCGACGTTAACGGCAACACTTCAAGGTCTCCCATGTCTGGCTCACCTATTAGGATTTGCCAGTCCATGGGCATTCTCAACGTGTACTCACCTATGCGCAGTACCAAGGCAGGTGCATTAAAACTTTCTAAGAATATCAAAGGAATAAAGTGATAGTCTGGGTCTGCTGGATTGCTGTTGTCTAAAATAGCAAACCGCATGTCATCAACTTCTTCTGGAAGATGATCTAGGTCGTAGTACTGATTGTCTAAAGTTAATATTCTCATATTGTTGTAGTTTACACTTTTTGTTTACTGCTGTCAAGTCTTTTCAAAATTACACCACAGTCCAAAGTCTGGTGCACCACTTGCCAGCCCTGTGCCAGCAGGTACACCACAGCAGGGCCGCATTTGCCAATCCAACAGTCGTTGTAACAGTAGGTGTCATCAAATGCCACAACTGCTTTTGGTGCCAGGCAGCGATACAATAGCATTAACTGAGCTAGGTGTTCAATCTGGCAGGCTTGATTGGTCATTGCAACACCACGTTCAGCGTATTCAGCCATTTGTAATTGAATGGCCGGGCGCACATCGTTTATATCCCAAATGTAATCAAAATTGTCTAGGTACAGTACATCAATGTCTGTGTGACTTTGAGCAAAATTTTTAGCCCAATCGGCGCCAGGCTGTACCACAAACTCTGTGTTGACAAATGTAGTTTCCCAACGACTTTTGGCCTTGCTACTGACGTCTACAGTAATGAGTTTTTTGTTATGATCTGCGGCCATGGCGTCAAGCCATTGTGTGCTGCCTTCGCCTCGGTCTGAACCTATTTCAACAAACACGCTGTTGGCAGTGGGCTCTAAATATGTGCCAATGTGTTGATATACTCTTCCCATCAATAACTCACTTTCCAGTTGCGAATTGTTGGCACATAGGTAAAAACAATGTCTTCCCCTGTACTAAATTGTTGACGAATGTTTTTAGCAACGTTTCCAAACCAACACTTATTATCATTAAGCACAACGTCTTTGTAAAACGCTTGCCATCGTAGAACTATCATTGAATTAACAAATTTGCTAGGCACTGTAATTGAGATTCCAGCCTCGTTAATGTGCCGAGACAAATTAACTTCAACAGCATTAGTAGCGTGAAGTTTTTTAAGCTTCAAATCTGTAAATCTGTCTAGCATGGTGAACAAACGATTGAGTTGATTAGCTCTGAATACAGTATCTTGTAAACTGTATTGTTGAAAAAAATCTGCATTGACACTGTCAACAAAATTTTTATCTATTGAAATTGTTGGGGAAAATTCATATGCTTCACTGTGGCTAAGATCCAATACAAACACAGGATGGTCTTCGTATACTTCGGCCCAAATTTTAAATCCGCCAGGTATAAATTCACCACAATGTTTTGTTGCATGGTTACTCAACTGTACAATATCTTCACCAAAAATTTGTGTGTTAATTGTTTCGCTGACATAGACATCAGCAGGAATATCTAATAAAACAAAATCTCCGTACACGGCTTCAATGGTATTACTATAACCAGCTCTAGATAAATTAGCACACAGATACTGGTACCTAGCTTCATTTCTTTCAACTGCAATGACTTTTTTTGCACCAGCTTGAGCAGCTAATACACTAAGAAGGCCAGTACCTGCACCAATGTCACAAACTACCTTGCCAGGTGCTGCCTGATCTATTGCTTGTTTGTAAAAACTATTCCTACCAGTATCATTTAACATGGGTAGGAAGACACCATCATCTTTAAAAAAGTCCAGGCTCATTTGATCTTCATCCACTCAAGTTTTTCTTGAGTAAACGGATAGTTGGCTTCTCTGTAGAATTGTTTGCGCTTGGTCAAATGACGTTTGGCAAATTTACAGGTTGAAGTTATGTCCCAGATTTGAACATGCTCTTTGTCTTCTGCTTTTCTTATCCCGCGTCCAATGCTTTGGATAACGCGGACAAAACTTTTCCCGGGTTCCACAAGAACCAAATTAAAAATCCTAGGGATATTAATACCCACAGCGGCAACACCATAGGTAGCCACA